GTGTGGCTTTGTAAGAATTGTCGGATGGAGTTCGACATGGTGGTCCTGGATGAACTCTCCAGCTTCAAGAACCAGCAGGCCCAACGGTTCAAAGCCATGAAGGCCCTGCGGCCTAAGGTGAAACGGATCGTGGGCCTTACGGGGACTCCTAGCGGCAATGGCCTTATGGACCTGTGGGCAGAGTTCCGGCTGCTGGATATGGGAGAACGGCTGGGAAAATTCATCAGCCAGTACCGAAATACCTATTTTCAACCGGACAAGCGGAACGGTATGGTGGTATTTTCCTATAAACCTCTGCCAGGAGCAGAAGCCGCTATCTACCAGAAGATTTCGGATATCACCGTTTCCATGAAGGCTACGGACTATCTGAAGATGCCGGATCTGGTAAGCGTCCGGACGGAAGTGAATCTTTCAGAAGCGGAACGGAAGCGGTATCAGGACTTCAAAAAATCCCTGGTGATGGAACTGCCAGACGGGGAAGTGACAGCAGCCAATGCGGCTTCCTTGACGTTGAAGCTTTCCCAGATGGCCAATGGAGCCATCTACACCGATGATGGGAAAACCATCCATCTTCACGACCGAAAGCTGGATGCCCTGGAAGACCTGGTGGAAAGCGCCAATGGCCGGCCGGTGCTAGTGGCCTATTGGTTCCGGCATGACAAGGAACGGATCTGTCAGCGGATGGAAGCCAGGGAGCTGAAGTCCACACAGGACTTTGCGGATTGGAATGCCGGGAAGATCCCAGTAGCTCTCATCCATCCGGCTTCTGCCGGGCATGGCCTGAACCTGCAGCAGGGTGGGTCCATCCTGATTTGGTTTGGGCTCACCTGGAGTTTGGAACTCTACCAACAGACCGTGGCCAGGCTCTGGCGGCAGGGGCAGGAAAGTCGGACTGTCATTGTGCAGCACATTGTGACCAAGAGCACCATTGACGAACGGATCCTGAAAGCCCTGGAAAAGAAAGACAGTTCCCAGGCAGCACTGATTGAAGCCGTGAAGGCTGATTTGGAGGAAAAGGAATGAATGCCAAAGAATATTTGCAACAGGGATTCTACCTGGATAAAAAGATAGAGAGCAATCTGCGGGAGGTGGCGGAATTACGGCACCTGTGCCTGGGAATCTCCGCAGCCGGGCTGGAAGAAAGCCACAACCCCAACCGGCCTACGGAAGCACCCTTTGTCCGGACCCTGGAAAAGATCTGGGAGCGGGAGCAGGAGATCAACCGGGAAGTGGACCATTTGGTGGATCTGAAGTATGAAATCGGTCAGGTCATCGACCAGGTGGAAGACGAAGCCCAGCGGCTGGTCCTTCGGGACCGGTACATCCATTTCGATACCTGGGAGGACATTGCCCGGAGCATGGGCAAAGGAATCCGGTGGGTCTACACGGTCCATGGGGAAGGGATGGCGGCTGTTGAGAAAATTTTGGAGGAGAGCAGTGAATTGCAGGAAAATGCAGTAGATATACACTAGAATTCAATAGACCCTTCGTGGTATGATAGACTCACGAGAAAAGGAAATAAAGTGAAGCCTTGCAGGATGTAAGAATCCTACAAGGCTTTTTTTATGCAAGGGAGTAGACTTTTTCAGGAATCTTCCCCGTTTTTTGATATTCCCTAAAAGCATTATCAAGAAGCCGAAGGGCTATGAAATCAAACTTTTTTGTGTTGGCAGAATCTGAGTAAAATTTCCAGGCGAATCGAGAGTTATCTATTTCGATTAAACCTTTTTCCACTGCATTGCATACTATATCAATACAAGAAATATAGACGGGTTTAGTAACCAGCTTTTTCCTGCCAGATGGCATCTTCTTTATCTTTTGATGGATTTCTGGACCGACAAAACATTTCTTTGGGATCAGGATAGAACCATCAAGTGTGTAATCATCGTTCGTACATTCAGGGAGGTTCCAGTTGAAGGCACCATATGCGTAGAGCACATAGGTATTATCTTCATTTACTTTTTTTGCGATACCGCCGTAACCCAGACTCATGAGGTGCGCTCCTTCCCATTGTCTTTCTTATTTTATTGTAAGTTAAACCCTGTGAAAATACAATCGTGGGGTAGCCTTGCAGAGAAAATCTGCAGGGCTTTTTTGTTGCCCGAAAGGAGATGGCAGCTGTGCCGAGAAAACCGAAACGTCCCTGTTCTTACCCGGGCTGTCCGAACCTAACGGACGGTCGGTACTGCGAGAAGCATCAGAAGATCATCGCCAAGCGGTACGAAAAGTATGAACGCAGTCCTGTGAGTAAAAAACGGTACGGCCGGACCTGGAAGAAGATCCGGGATGCTTACGTGGCCAGCCATCCTCTGTGTGAACTGTGCCTGAAGAATGGCCGGTACGTGGTGGCGGAAGAAGTCCACCATAAGAAACCGCTGGCGGAAGGCGGCACCCATGCCTGGAACAATCTGATTGCCCTGTGTAAAGCCTGTCACGCAAGGATCCATGCAATGAGGGGAGATCGTTGGCACCAGCGACCTACAAGAAAAAGTAATAACTAAAAATGATAAATCTGAAATAAAACAGTATACCCAGGGGGTGTATGAATCCCTGGAAGCCAGGAAAGCCAGAACGGGCGAGGGGTCACGCACGAAAAAAACGCGTATTCAAAAAGGGTATTGACCCATGGAAATAAGGGGGTGTGAAAAATAGCCAAAGACGGAACCATGCGAGGGGGACTGCGGGTCGGCCAGGGTCGAAAACCCAGGGCCCTTCTGGACAAGCTGCCGGACAATCCGGGGAAGCGGCCTCTGAAGGTGATGGACCTTCCGGAAGGGGTGGGCCTTACCGGAGAAGATATGCCGGAACCCAAAGCCTACATGAAGGAAAAGCAGCGGAACGGCGGAAAACTGGAAGCCGAAGAAATCTATCGGGAAACCTGGCTGTGGCTGAAGGCCCGGCACTGCGAGAAATTGGTAAGCCCCCAGCTGATCAGCCAGTACGCCATGGCGGTATCCCGGTGGATCCAATGTGAACACGCCATCTCGGAATATGGCTTTCTGGCCAAGCATCCCACCACCAATGCCGCCATTGCTTCTCCCTACGTAACCATGAGCCAGAACTACATGAAACAGGTGAACCAGATCTGGTACCAAATTTATCAGGTGGTGAAGGAAAACTGTTCTGTGGAGTTTTCCGGCAATACGCCCCAGGATGATGTGATGGAGCGGCTGCTGCGGTCTCGGAAGGTGTAATAGGGAGGAAAAGAAAGTATGGAAAAAACAACCAAGGAAATGAAACTCATCCCCATTGATGAGCTGATCCCGTATGTGAACAATGCCCGGACCCATTCCCCGGAACAGATCAACAAGCTCCGGGCCAGTTTGCGGGAATTCGGGTTCATCAACCCGGTGATCATCGATAAAGACAAAAATATCATTGCCGGTCACGGCCGAGTGATGGCTGCCCGGGAGGAAGGAATCCAAGAAGTCCCCTGCGTCCTGGTGGACTATCTTACAGAGGCCCAGAAGAAAGCCTACATCCTGGCCGATAACCGGATGGCCCTGGATGCGGGATGGGACGAAGAGATGCTGCGGGTGGAAATCGAATCCCTCCAGGGAGTGGATTTCGATGTTAGTCTCACGGGCTTCGAGGAAAATGAAATTGCTCACATCTTTGATGAAGAGACGGAAGCCAAGGAAGACGACTTCGATGTAGAAGAAGAACTCCAGAAGCCCGTATTTTCTAAAGCCGGAGACATTTGGCAGCTGGGAAAGCACCGGGTCCTGTGCGGGGACTCTACCAAGCTAGAGACCTACCAGAAATTACTGGGAGATACCAAACCGAACCTGGTCCTGACGGATCCTCCGTACCTGGTGAATCTTCGGAGCACTTCCGGAAAAATCAAAAACGATGACCTGAATGACCAGGAAGGGTATGAATTCCTGAAGAAAGCCTTCTCCTGCTTCCATAATGCCATGGCTCCCGACGCCTCCATCTATATTTTCTATGCCACCATGAAGGCCCGGGTCTTTTACGATGCTTTCGAAGATGCCGGATTCAAAGTGGGGGCGGGGCTTATCTGGAAGAAACCAAAGGCGCCCTTTATGCGCACCGATTGGAAGTTCAACATGGAGCCCATCATCTTTGGGTGGCGGAAAGATGGGAAGCATAACTGGTATGGGGACCAGAAGCAGAAAGCGGTCTTTGAGTTTGAGGGCATTAAAAACAGCAAAGAGGACGGATTTGGCCATCCCTCCAGTAAACCCGTGCCCATGCTGGCCTATCTCATTAAGCTGAGTAGCCAGATCAATGGGGTGGTGCTGGATGGATTCCTGGGATCTGCTTCCACGCTCATGGCCTGCGACCAGCTAGGCCGCATCTGTTATGGGATAGAGCTGGAGCCTAAGTTCGTAGATGTGGCGGTAAAGCGCTACCTGGCTTCCCACGAGAACGAGACAGTAACCGTCCTCCGGAACGGAAAGCAGTACACCTATCAGGAAGTGGCGGATGTGAAAAAATAAAGACACAAAGGGCTACATTTTGCTTGCTATTTTTCGCCTTTAGAGTGATGAATAACAGTACCAAAATACCATAAGGAGGTACATATGATGAAGGCAGAATACAACAAACAAGGTGCAGCACGGAAAGAATTGGCGGATGTCATCAGTCAAATCACGGGAGAAGGTGTGAAATACCTGTTTCTTCCCACCAAGGCCTATCAAATCGGTAGCGTCCTGGTCGGAAAGGACGGTACGGTGGAATGTGACGACACAGCGCTTTTTCAACGGGTTGTTCAGGAACTGGCAGTCAAAGGATTCCGGCCAGAAAACAAGGTCGCTATCCTGGAAGAAGTGGAAACACCAGAAGAAACTTCAGAAACAGACGGCATTGATACCCTGACCATTTCCCTTCCGGATGATTTGACGGATGAAGACTTTGAAAAGCTCCAAAACCTGGTGGCCTCCAAGGCCAGCCTTTTCAAAAAGGCTCTGGGCACAAAAGCCCTGACCATTCAAAGGGAAGATGGCAAGATTTCTTTCCCCTGGTTCCACAAAGCGAACAGCACCAAGGTCCAGGCCTATTCCAAGCTGGTGACGGCCCTTTGTCAAATGGCCAGGAATTCCAAACGGATCACGGCAAAAGAGCATGAAGTTCCCAATGAAAAATACGCCTTCCGGTGTTTTCTCCTGCGGCTGGGCTTCATTGGAGCAGAATACAAAGGCTATCGGAAGATCCTGCTGGAAAGGCTCAGCGGGTCCGCAGCCTATCGGGATGGAGGGAAAAAAGATGCGGTTTCCCAATAAAGAGATGCTGGAATTCCTGCACAGGGAATATCCTTCTGGAACCCGGGTTGTCCTGATCCGGATGGATGACCTCCAGGCGCCGCCTTTGGGAACGAAAGGGACCGTGACCGGTGTGGATGACATGGGCTCCCTTCTGGTGGAGTGGGACAATGGGTCCCATCTCAATGTGATC